ATCTGTTTGGAACAGGCATCTACGGGCCGATGCGCAAACCGATTCGCCCGGTGAAAGCTCCGTTCCTGCAATGGCAGAGCAAGGACGGAAGATACCATCGCGCCAAATCTGTTCGTGGCATGCGCAAGAGAAACTTCCTGCGCACCGCGTGGGCAGAAACAAAAATTTATCGCGACCGGTTGACCAGGCTAGTCGGCAAAATGCTGTTTGAGAAAATGTTTAACAGGTCTCCGCGTTCATAAGTGGTATGATGCCGTCGAATGGGAGGATAGAACGAATGTTCGAACAAAGTGCAGTCAAAGCCGCTGGGGAGTGGGAGTTGGATGTGCTCGGCCTCCCATTCGGTGTAGATCGACAGGGACAGGTCTTCGATCGCTCGACGGACATCGGGCTGAGCGAAGGCGATGAAGTTCCCGCGCTTTACTATCACGGTTTCGCCGAACGAGCAGCGAAGAGCGTGAAGCGTCTGGGCACTGCGATCTACCAGGGCGTCACGGATGCGGGACACATGTTTCGCGTGAAGCTCGATTCGGCACACGAAAAAGCGCGCGACGTGTATGAAGCCGCGAAGGCTGGTACCGCGCGCGCATCTTCTGATTCCAGCGCGCACTTGGTGCGTCCCCATGGAATCGTCGGCAAGCCTGGTAAGGTCAGCGCTTGGCCGATTTTCGCGCTGTCTCTCATGGATGCAGAGACAGCTGATGCAGCAATCAATCCGCGCGCGGTTGCAATGGCAGCAGCCAAAGCGCTGGTTGAAGAAGTCGAAAGCGAAGGGCAGGCAGGCGCAGACGACGCCGCCAAAGCAGGCAAAACGTTCAACGCGAAGAACCGCGAACGTCTGCTTGCGATGAAGGCTACGCTGGATGAAATGCTCTCGCAAATCGACGAACCGGACACAAAATCCGAAGACAAGGACGAAGACGAATACAAGTCGAAGTCTGCGGCTGTAATCTACGATGGCAGTGCGCAGGCAGCGAAAGGTGAAATAGTGATGGAAGAGAACAAGCAGGAAACGCAGGCGCAGCCGGACGAGCTCGCTGCGGTGAAGGCGCAGATCGCCGATCTGGAGAAGCGCCTGATTGAGTCGCAGCGTCCGTCGTTCAGCATCAACACGGGCAAGGGCAAGGATGACGGTGAGGCTATTGCAGAGAGCGCTGCGAAGGCATTTGAGCTCTACATGCGCACCGGCGACAAGAGCGCGCTGAAGGCGGCAAACGAAACGACCGCTGCGGACGGCGGTTATCTCGTTCCGCGCGGTTACAGCAACGAGCTGGTTACCGCGATCAATGAAGGATCGATCCTTCGCCGCGCTGGTGCTCGCGTGCTGAATGTCTCTGGCACGAACAGTTTCCGCGTACCGACGATGACCAACGCGACGACCGCTGCGGTAATCAAGGCGGAGTCCACTTCGTTCTCCGAGGAGTATCCGACGATCGGTGAAGTTGAATTCACGCCGTTCAAGTACACCGCGCTGTCGCTGGCGACGGATGAACTGCTCGCGGATTCCCGCCTCGATGTGTTCAATCAGGTGCTTGCGCCGGACGCAGCGAATCGTTTCGTGAAGGCCGAGAACACGGACTTTGCGACGGGCAACGGCTCCACTGCTGCGCAGGGCATCACCGTTGGCGCGAGCGTTGGTATCACCGCTGCCGCCACGAACGCGATCACTTCGGACGAAATCATCGACACGTTCCATTCGCTGAAGAGCGAATACCGCGATCGCGCGGTGTGGATCATGAACGATGCGACGCTGAAGGTGATTCGCAAGTACCGCGAGAACGGCACGACTGGAGCCTATCTCTACGAGAACGCTCTGGCGAACGGCACCCCCGCCACGCTGATGGGTCGCCCGGTGTTCACGCTTTCGACGATGCCGACGATTGCGACGGGGAACAAGGTGATCGCGTTCGGCGATCTCAGCTACTACTGGATTGCTGATTTCGGCGGACTGTCGTTCCTGCGTTTGAACGAGCGCTATTCGGACATCGGCCAGATCGGTTTCCGCTGGTTTAAGCGCATGGACGCCAACGTCATGTTGAGCGAAGCGATCAAGGTTCTGCGCCTGGCGTAGTGAACAATATGAAGACTGCGGTAATACTCCCCACGTGGTCACGAGTGGAGCAGGCGACGTTGTGCACGCGTCGCCTGCTCGACACGTCCGCCGCCGATGTGGTCATCGTCACAGAAGACGATCTGTCCGGATTCGGCGATCTGCTCGACAATGTGCGCGTGAAATTCAAGGCCGTTCATCCGAGGCTGAATGCTGTTCAGAAGTGGAATTACGGACTCGAATGCGAGCCAGACTATGAAGCGTACGTGCTTGGCGCGGATGATCTCTGGGCACATGATGGATGGCATGATGAAGCGTTACGCGTGCAGCAGGGCGCTGATGTTGGCTTCGTCGGAATAAATGATGGGTCGACGGATGGAAGCGTACTGAGCACGCACTACATGATGACCCGCGAATTTATCGTCAAATATCATGGAGGAGTTCTTGCCATTCCCCACTACCGTTCGTGGGGATTGGACGAAGAGGCGACGATTCGCGCAAGACGAGCGGATCAATTTGCGTATGCGCAGCATGCGGTGCTGGAGCACAGGCATTGGCTGTGGAATATGAGCGCGATTGACCAGACGTACGCTATCGCACGTCACGCGCACAATTACGATATCAGCACGCTGAAATATCGGCGCTCGATGGGATGGCCTGACGACTTCCCGGCGGTGATTTCATGAAAGGCTTGTGGGCTGTCCTCGTAGAGCGCAACGTGAATTCCCACACGGTCATGTCGCTGCTTGATGTGTCTGTGCATGCGCGTCATGAAAACATCCTGCGCATCAACACGCACTATCGCCGTGTAGACGACGCGCGCAACATGATCACGCGGATGTTTTGGGAGTATTACAAGGACGGCGAACATGATGACGCCGTCGTCGTCATGCTGGACAACGATCACATTTATCCGCATGACATCGTTCCTCGCCTGGTGTCACGATGCGACGCTGAGCACGAGGTAGTTGGAGCATTGGCGTTTCGTCGCAGCAAGCCGCACGATCCATGTTTCTATCGTTTGAACGAAGAGGGGAATGCAACGGATATCCCGCTCAGTTTCGACGGATCGCTGGTGAAGTGTGACATCGTCGGTACCGGTGCAATTGCCATCCGCAGGTCGGCGCTTCGCAAGCTGCGGAATGCTGGGTTTGACTGGCCGTGGTTTCGATTCATTTATCAGCCTGGAATCGAGAACATGATCCAGCGCACAGAGGACTGGAATTTCGGACTCGAATGCCAGAAAATCGGCATCTCGCATTGGTGCGATACGTCGATCGTGATTCCGCATATCACCGAGGACATGATCGTTGAAGATCATTGGTTTCGAGAAATAAATTGGGGTGCTGAACATCCGGACGAATTCGAAAAAAGGTATTCGCAGCTCGGCATGAAAATTTTGCCGAAGGAGCAGACGGAATGAGCTACGCAGCGCTTGCTGATTTCAAGTCATACATTTCGGAGATGACTGGCGGCATTCAAACGACATTCACGGATGCCGAGAACACGGTCCTCCAATTGTTCCTAGACCAGGCGGACGCGGAAATTGATGGCTACACCGGTCGCAGCTTCGGGCAGGGCGCGAACAATCACACGCATTATTACACCGAGGAAGATCTTGACGGCGACACGCTGTATCTGGATTCCGATCTCGTGTCCGTAACAACGCTCACGAACGGCGATGGCACGGTGATTGCGTCTACGGATTATTGGCTGCTTCCGATGAATGCGAGCGTGACTGGGCAGAACGGTTTCGATGGAAGCTATTACGCGATCAAGTTGAAGAGCACGAAAAACTGGGACGTCCCAACGGATGGACGCATCAGCGTCAACGGACGCTGGGGATTCATGCAAGGTGCTCCCGTGGATATCGTGCGCGCCGCCATGCGCATCGCGTATTGGTATTGGGCGAAGCGCAATCAAACGGGCGCAACGGAAATTGCTGGCGAGCAGCTCACGCAGCAGAGC